GGTTATTTCCGCAAGTGTAAATTGGCACCAAGCTACATTGGAAGCCCATTCTTCCCTATCGCTCGGATAACGTGGTGACATAATCCCACTAACGTCCCCTGAACTCATGACTGACGCTACACCGTAGTCACAAAAGATCGGGACACCGCGAATAAGCGCGTCTACTGCCACATTCGATTGGCGCGTTACGACTGCATGGCAATCGTCTAATAGAAGGTTCAATTCTCTCCTCTTGTCAAATGTAGTACCTTTAATCGGGGTCGCTCTCATACAATTTGGTTTTGGCCTATAAATTATCTCTAAATCAGTGTAATTAAGAAGTTTAGTTATCACCTCTCTTTCCCACGCAAACGGTGCAAGGCCTTCTGCTATTGCTGCTTTCTGTGACATACTAGCAACAACAATTTTATTCCCTCCTGTCTTCCACGGGAGGATAGGAATTTTTAACTCAGAAAATCTGTTTTTGTCTTTATTGGCAGAATTGAAATAAGCCGTCGGATGCCTAGCATTAAGCACAACTTTGTGGTATCCATCGTAACGACCCTTAAGCCTCCGCCCCCAGTAACCTAAATCGATATAAATTGCTGTTGCATTTTCTCTGTACGCTTTGAAAATATTCGCAAGGCCACACGACAACCCATAAAAAACTGCATAGTCACTATCAACCTCAGTGTAAGAAGTAGACGGGAGGAGTTTTACATCCTCTCCAATATTGGTTAGCCCAGCGAATGCAGCCTTGCCAAGGCGCTCAGAGCGTTTGTTTCCCTTAGCATAAAATACTATTACAGAAGACATTTAAAGGCCTCCCCAGATTCAATTTCTTCCCAAGACCATTGAGCCCACGCTAGCCGATGCAGCATTTCTGTCCTGTCGCCTAAGTATGGGTTCTCTAAATCAAAAGTGCAGGTTGCAGCAGGGCCACCAACCCAATCTGCGTAGTCATGGAAGACTGGGATTCCTGCACAGATTGCTTTGAGTCCTGCACCACTTGCCCATGTTACAGCTGCCCAAGCCTCCTCTAATTCAACCTCTAGCGGCTTTGCAGGGTTCTTTCCAGGATGGTGCCTAACGATGATCGGGCGATCTGTGAGCTTGCTCAATCGAGGCAGAATATTATTTAACCAATTGCGTGGCATCGCTACGCCCTTCTCCCCTATGCTTCGTTGTGGTAGGACGAGTATGTGGCCACCGCCTGTGCGCCAAGGCTTAACGTCTATCCCTAGTGCAGTGAAACGATTGTCAGGCCCAACATACCATTCCCCCGCACCTGAGTGATGCCATTTAGCCAACGCTTTGGTGTCGCCTAGATAACCGTTCTCTGCGACGATAACGGTTCCGCCTGCTGCCTCGTAGATAAGTGCCGTCTTTTCTTGCGGTGGGTTTCTATTCCAGATTAGAAGAACGTCGCCAGCTTTAGGAGAGTAATTACGATCCGAAATAATGCGGTAACCATTAGCTGCAAGCCCTTTGCCGAAAACCTGTGCTCGGTAATAACGTGAGTGATGCAAAAGGATATTAGCAGTGTTACTCATTTCAACGCCTCGGTTACACTCATTTTCTCGAAACATGGTAAAGGTGATAATTCAGAACAGTTTATGACTTTTACGCCGCATGCTGTGAGTAGGGGTGCAGAATCTATAAACGCTTGCCTGAAAATATTGTAAGGGCTCTTTCTATTGAGCTTTCCAGGATGATCCCCGAACCAATGACTCTTACCATTTACAATAGAGCAATCTATCCCTAGCAACAAGATTTCTTTGGCACCAAATAGAACAGCGAGGTTTAGAGCTTGAAAACCTGAATTACTGCCTGCGGTTATATAGGTAGGGTCTAACGAGATATGAGTACCCCCACGACTGACCACAACATTCAATCCCGCATCTGCTGCTTCTGTTGGCCATGCTTTGTGGGTTCTGTTTTGCGTCCAACGTTCACCAGCGAACTCTTGAACGTATGAATGATGCTGCCACCATGCCCTATCCGCTGCGTAAAGAATATCAGCCCAAGGGCAAAGCAAATGAGCGTCGTTTACTACGATTACATGGCCGGCACCAAATAGCGCGTCTATGTCTTCCTGTTTGAGGCTAGCTCCAGTGCCTATTATTGCAACAGTGTCACTACTATCCCAACGTTTAGTTATCACTCCTCGGTTTCTTCTTCTTCTTCTTCTTCGATCACTTCTTTTTCTTCGCCGGGCTTTGGTTTAAGAGGTGGTGTTTCAGCAATATCAACTGGGTCTGGTTGCCTTGAGACACCGAGCATATCCCGCATATCGTCTATAGCGGGGTCATCGGGACTTAGGACCGCTCCTGCCAATGCCATATCTCTAAGCACTCCTGCTATTGACTCTACGTCTTTGAACGCTACGTCCTCAGGTTTGAACTTAGGCATTAGTTTTTTATCTAAACCATTCAGTGCCCAAAGCGCTTCTATGAAATCATGGTTGAATTGCTCTGCCATCTCGGTAAGGGTTGACTGCACGTTTAAATAGAGATTAGCAGATTTGTCTTTTGACAATGCCAAAGAACCGCTTCCGCCTTCACCAGTGAAGATATTCTCCGTTCCGATGATGCGCGCCATCTCAACGTTCAATCTTTTTATAGCTTCTCCGAGCTCAGCAATTCCTGATGCGTCGCCGGTCAGCAATTCTATGCCCCACTGCTCGGTTGCTGATGGCTGCGTTCCCTCGGACGTTACGCTTTCGAATGTTTGAGAATCCAAGATAAGCCCTGTATTCTTCTGCTTTAGTTCAAGCGAAACAAAATCAGTCAAACCTTTCAAAAGAGTTTTTCCTTCTTGCTCAGTTAGCGTTTTATTTTTAACAGATCGATTGATTCCTGTTATCGGTGCCCTGCCTACTGGGATGCCTGCTAGGTTCCTTTCGTAACCGGTTTTCTCAAGTTTCAAATACTCTTTAAGACGTTCTGCTGGGTCTACCAAGTGCCTGAACCACCCGAGACCTTCTGGATTATCCGTGAGGGTGTCATCTACTAGATAAATAAGCTTCCAGCGATCTATAGGAACTTCTATTCCACCCTGAGGTTTACGCTGCCAGACGCCAATTATATCGTCATTGTCGTTTCGCTCCCAACGTTCTATGGTGTGCTGCGGGCGTGAGTCAATGGTTGTGAAGACTATCCTACCGTCTTCTCGTTTAATTGATGTCCACTCGTGGATCGAGAAACCGTGAAAACGGTACATGCCAACACGCCTTACTAAACGAGTCCAACTAACTGGAAGATCAGCCATGGCACTTTCAACAAACTCCGCTAATTCTTTTGCCTCTGCTGAATCATCCGCAGGCTCAACAGCCCAATCTGGATTTGACAACAGGTTCAAGAAGTACCGAACACTGGCAGCGATAACAGATATATTGGTGAGGATGTCCGCTGCCGTTTTGTGTTTGTTCGCTGAGGTTAATTTGCTGCTCTTTTCTCCATCATCCACAAAACCCCCATAAATAGGAGTACCAGACCCGCCTACCTCTTTTGATGGTGAGGAACGAGGGGTTCCTGGAATGTGCCACTGGAAAAAGTTCATTTTAGTCTCCTTCTATAATAATAGGGGCACCGAAATCATCATTTAATACCGGTGCCACGCATCGAGCAAATGCTCTGCTTGATGCGTCGATCTGATCTTTATAGGTACTCGCTGGAAAAACTTCTGCTTCATCTAGGAAGTCATTATTCCACGCACCCCGTACTATCTTAACATTACCCGCCTCTGCTTGTGAAGCGAAAGGCGCTGCCCTTAGTTCCTTACTGCCCGACTCAGTACCGAACTTAACAATGTAACCTGGAAGTTTAGTAACCAGATAACGAACTTGAAATTTACCTGCTTGTCCGGGATCTTGTGGTAAATCCACTATTACGAGCTTGCCATCCTGACTTGCAATGTTCTTTATTGTTGTCTCTACCTTCCTAGGCGACCATCGGCCCCTTATGCAATGCCCTATATAATAAACGCCGTCTAGGTCAACACCTATCTTGACACCAGCGGTGTAAGCGATTTTCTGCCCTTGCTTAGCTTCGGTCGCCGCCAAGTCCCAACCCCTTACCCATTTAACGGTGGCTGGCGCCTCATCCACGATCTCAAACCAATCCCTGTGGAACATACCGCCGCCCCTAGGTACGGGACGTTGTTGCATCTGGCTTGCTGTAGCGAACGTGCCCAAAGCTTTCTTATCTCTGTCCACAACAACTCTGGTGAATCTCTCAGGAAATAAGAGTTCGTCCTCTTTTGTCCTAGGGT